CTCACCTCCCTTCTCTACATCCTCACCAAGTTGATAGTTCTTAGTGATCAGAGGCTTGTCGCCCCACGGTACAGCTTCAAGACCAAGTTCCTCACGGACCTCATTGATAAGCATGGACCCAGAAGAAATCAGCTTGTCAATACTTTGAGCAAGCGAGAATTTATCTCTTTGCCCTTCACCGACAATGACAAGACGATTGTTGTCTCTATACTCGCTTTTACTTAGCAAAGCGAAGTTCAGGCCATCGCTCATCTTCTTCACTAGCGATTGATAGCAGTAACTGTTGAACATCTTCTGGCTATTCTCAAGGTTTGCCATATCCCCATGCATCAACGCAGTAGGAATTCCCAAAATGTCAGCTACTTCATCATCAAACTGCCGACGAAGCTTTTTGAGTTCATCTACGGACAAATTCGACGTTCCTGTGGTATTGGTCAGCTCAGAATATTCCATTCCTTCTTGAGCTGGCACGATTGCAACCGTCTTGGTTGTAAACGACTTAAAGAGACCATCAGCATATTTCTGCATTTTGGCACGCTTCGTATCATCGAAACTTGTATTTGTCCTTGTACTAAGGACACCACGGATTTGATTATTCCGTGCCAGCGCTTCGACCAACCGAGTGTGTAGTTTCTCATAATCGTTAAACAACTGAGTGAAATACTCTTGTAGCCGATTGTTGTTGTACTGCAAGAAAATGACTTCGTTCATCTTGAATGGTTTTTGGAAAGTATAATTCTGACAAGTCACAGCTGTGAATGTATCATCATACACAGCATACTTTTGACGAATGTACGAGTCAGCTATTAATAACTGATCATCACTCGACAGAAAGATTAAGACTTCATTCTTGGTCAATAAGCGATAAATAGCCTTTTGCCAAAATTCAGAAGCTGATTCGTTCTTGTTGGGCCTTACATTTAGCAGATAATCCCAATCAGTAGCCTTCTTCTTCCCGTTCTCAATGAACTTGAACTCAGATCTTGCAAAGATGCGGGCCACAAATTCAGCAGCTTTATCAATCGACAAGCTCTTTAGTTGCAGATTTCCAAAAATCCGCTCCAGCTCATCAAACTCAAAACTCGGTTCCGGAACTTCACGCTTGAATAAATTTAGCCATCCCAAGGCACCTCCTCCTTTCTTAAATTTTATGCCAACCACCCACCCGGGAACTTATCCCTTATCGTTTAAAGAACGACTTCTTCGAGCGCTTCATGTCTTGCCTAATAGCTTCGAACTCTTTGTTCGTCTGCTCGATATTTTCACTGCAAGCATCTTCATGACGCTTCAAGGCTTGACTTAGAGTATTCAACTCACCTTTCAGCACAGCCACTTCTGACTTCAAGTGCTCGACCTCGGTATTCAAGGCTAGTTTCTTCTTCATTCGTTTATTCATTTGATTTCCCTTTCTAAAAATCCCAATCTTCAATCACATCCAAAAACTCACCAACAGTGCTCTCCTGGATGATTTCTCTCTTGTAGAGAGCAGCAATAAAAGCGTGGAAGCCATCGGTCTTGCGTCTCACAGGCTCTTTCTTCAAGAACCTCTTGTTTCCGTCCTTGTCTTCCTTCACGAAGGTGTTATTTGTGTACCACAGCATAGACCTATCATTTCCAAAGTTGAATCTCTCATTCGCAAACCCGTCCTCAATGATTGGTGCCACCTTGGATTGGATAGCCCCTGGATTGCGAAGAAATTCAAACTCAAACCCAGCTTCTTCCAGCAACGGCTTCAGCAAGTCCATCCGAAAACCATCGGCACAGACTAGCTCAATATTGTATAACTTGCGCCATTCGTTCAGCTTAGCGACCAGCAACCGTGGATCTATACTCGGACCATCTACGACTGTAAAAATCCCTTGCTCCTGCCACTCACGGATTGGAGCCTTGATTTTAAATGCGTCAAGGAAAGTCTTCCGAGCAAAGCTGTGTTGTCTCCAGATGAAATCATCACCATCCTTGAATAGCAACCCCACAGATGCGAAGTCTCGGATACTTGCATAGTCAAATCCAGCTACACACGACCTTCCGATAAGTTCAATGTCAGCATCCCTCAAAGTAGCAAGCAACTTATCACGAGTCGTCACATCTTTCTCTAGGTCCGCTTCTGGAAGGTTCATCCGCTTGGTCATAAACTCTTGTCTGCCTGATGGCTCAAGTTCCAAGTCATCATAGTCGGCTTTCGTTCTAGCAAGCAGACGCTTAGCGTAAGGAGTTGTCTCGTCCAGCATAGGATTCGCTTTTGGCCAGTTGCTCATATCGTCCACTTCTTCTGGATCATCCAACTTGCAGATAAACGGAAATAAGCGGAACTCATCAAGTTCACCATTCAAGATTTTCATCGACTTCTCAATCAGCTTGTCGTAGAACCCTTCACGGACATGCCCGTTGGTACCGTTATAGAAGGTACGAGCATGGGCAATCTTACCAAGTCCTGACCGCTGGATTTTAACTGCAGAGTCATTCTCAAATTGGTGAATTTCGTCAAATTCAAGACAGCCATCACGAGCCGAGTCCATTGTTTTCGGGTTATTCGTCCGATAAGAAAAGACCGAGTTATTCCCTCGGCCTGTAATAGACATTTTTGTCAGATAGTAATGGTCTTCCAGACCTCTTCGCTGGACAGTTTCATAAACTTCCTCAAACGAGACCTTGCCCTGTTTCTCAGAGTTGGCTGTGATAGTCACATCGTAATCTCTGACAGGATAGAGAGGGCTGATGAAGAATGCGTCCCTACTGGACATAAAACCATTCTTCCCTCCCCCACGGGCTAAGGTCAGTAATATTTCATCAAATTGAGGTTCGCCATCTTCTTTCCGAAAAAGAAAGATAAATGGCGTGATGAATTTTTGATACTTGGCTAGTGGGAAGAAATTCTTCTCGGTGAACTGGATATATTTTTCAATCAAAACATTGTCAAAATATAAATCATCCCTCGGATAGATTTTTTCTTTGATGATCTTGAATAAGAGTGAGCGTTCTTTGTTGACTTTGATTTTTCCTGATTCAGCAAGTTCAATATATTCATCAATCAGAGGATGCGAAATCACAATAGATCACTACCATCCGATGATGGTTTCTTCTCGACTGGCGAATTTTCAATCTCAAAGTCAAAAGATCGCTCGATGGCCAAAAGCTGATTGCTGGTAGTGTTGATTTCCTTGATCAGCGAGTTTGCTTTTTGGAAACGTTGTTGACCATTATGCACAGTGATGACCAGGCCGTCTTGATGAAGCCTTTCTTTTAACTCATAGAGTAATCGGACAAGATAAATATAGCGATGGACTTTCTCATACTGGACAGCGTCCTTTTTTCGTGTACTGAAATTCCCGATTTTAGAAAGTAACTGATTTTCTAAATCTTTTATATTTTTTTCTGTGTATTCTTCCATTAGCCCCCACCCCCTTCATTTTTTTGATAAATATTTGGATAATCGACCCCTCCCACCGGTTCCCTGGTGCTTGATTTTTTCGAATTTTTTCGACCGGGGGGTCTTAAAATTTTTTCGTTCAACAAATTTCACCCCCACCATTCGTCCGTTCTGAAATTTTTGTTTTCCATTTTGGAAGACTTGCGGAATTGGAATCTATTGTGTCGTTTATTGTGGCATTCCTTACATAGAGTTCGAAGATTGTCTAGATCTAATGCGTGTTCTGGATAATACTCAAGCTCTTTGATGTGGTCAACTTCGAGAAGAGTTCTTGTCACTCGCCCCTCATCTCGGCACCACACACACTCATGATGATCTCTGTTCAATGCTTCGAGTCTCAACTTTCTCCATGAATCTGAGTTATAAAATTCTCTGCGACTTTCTCGAGTCTCAACATCAATTTCCATTTTGCTTTCTTCTCGCTAATAAATGTTTGTTTCATTCGGTTGTTTCTGAAATTGTTTATGGTATTTCTGAAAATCCTTTTGTTTTTCTCCTCTAAATTAGACATATCTTATATTCTGTCTGATTCGCACCACCATTTAAAAGCTAGTAAAATAAATGGACTGCGGAGATTTGATGAAACAAATTAGCGTTTTCCTCGTTATGTCTAATTATTAACTATAAATCAAAATTAGACATTGCTTTATCTCGTTGATCTTGTCTAATTCCGATATATCGAAGTGTAATCGCAGGAGATGAATGATTGAATAAATCCATGAGCATTGCCACATCTTTGGTCTTCTTGTAGTAGTGATAGCCGAATGTCTTTCTCATCGAGTGCGTTCCGATGTTCTCAATTCCACATTCGATTGCAGCTGTCTTCAATATCCAGTCAACTGTTCGTCTATCGAGTGGCTTGTTCTTCCCTATCCGACTTTGGAATAGATAATGATGAAGTGGCTTGTCTTTGATATACTCTCGGATTTCTTTTTTCAAAGTCTTAGTCATCTTGAGTTGCTTGCGCTTCCCGGTTTTCTGTTCTTTGACTTTGATGTACCATCCTTGTACATCCTTGACTCTCACTTGTAAGATATCACCTACACGCAAACCAGAATTTATCCCAAACAAAAAGAGCAGATAGTTTCTTTCGTTCCACTCTCTCAGATATTCCTTCATTGCTTGGATATCGTCCTTGTCCCTGATTGGGTCTACAATGTTCATCGACTCACCTCCTTTCAAGGCAAAATAAAAAGCCAGCTTGTGCTGACTTGGCTGATATTAGGAGTACAGGATTCGAACCTGTGACACGAAGATTAAAAATCAACTGCTCTACCAACTGAGCTAACTCCCAACCCGTTTCATAAGGACTCTCTTCGGTTTTACCCGATAATACAATTTTAGCACCTTTTTTTTGAAATTTTTCCACGATTTCAGCCGGATTTTTAACTTTTTTCCAAATTTATTTTAAATTTGCTGTTGGCTGACAACTCAAAGATCTTCTTCTCGAGCTTGTTGAAGAACGGTTCAATGACCTCTTTGTAGGTTAACGACTTGCTACAATGCAAGTATTTGATTGATGCTCCCTCAACTGTCAGAGTCCCGTCGATGTAGATCGCTTTGATTGCAGTCCATTCGTTTTCTGGAGTTAAAACCTTGACTGAAGCAATGGCTTCTTTCATCAATTCGAGTCGATGCAATTCTGGGTCCGACTCTTTCTTAATGATATCCGATAATGCTTTTGGAGTAACTGTCTTGTTACTCTTGATACCCGTGTTAGGATCAGATGGTTTCCAAGGTACTTCAATTTCTTCAATTCGGTCCTTGATTTCTTTGTCAAATGGATATTGTTTCAGTGCCAGGATAAGATATCCATAGCGACTTCGTAGGTTCATTTAATCACCTCTCTTTTGAATATTTCAATCATGCCTGTCAATGTCGCTCTATATGCCAAGGCTTCATGCAGTGTTTCGAACTCTGTATCTTTCGCTCTCGCTGGATGAGTCCCTTCCCACATGCAGTGGCCTTCATACTGTCTTACAACGTATGTCATTTGATGTCCTCCTGTTTAACGAAGACACCATTGACCATTTTCCCTTTCCGGTCCTTAATTTCTTCATAAGCAACTTGAAGGCATTCTTCTACTGTTAAATCGTAAGCCCCCCCAATATTTGCGATGCTATCCGTGATGGCTGCCAAATCTAATTCCGGCCAGAATCTCGGACGGTCTGCAAGCTGGCTGATGTGTCGCAGTGTAAATTTAAGACAACTATCAACATCTTTCAGATGGCGTTCGTTGAATAGTCCGACAGAAGTTCTATTCAGTGCGTCCTTGATTTTAATATTTTCTTGCTGGCAGAAGATAATCATGACAACCATCATATCACCGATTGAGTCTTTGATTTGATCAACGTTGTTTTTTAGATGACCTTGGACCAATTCCCCAAACTCTTCAACTAGTTTCAAGATTTGCTTGCCACTATCTTGATTATTTAACCCACGATCAATTGACCAAATTTCGATTCTTTTAATTAGTTCATCCATGCTTTTCCTCTTTCATCTGTTCTTTTAGTTTTCTTTCACGATTCAGTGTTACGGTCAATACATCGTTTTGTTGCCGAATCAATCTTTTCATCGCTTCATTCTCCTTCTTTGTCTCATTTGATTTGATGGAAACAATCGAAGCCCACGCAAGTCCTCCTAGCCAACCACCAACGAAACCAAGGAAGACGATATTTTGTAGATCCATCTATTTCACCTCTACTCTTTCTCCTGTGAATTTGTTTTCAAGACCTCTAAACAGTTCATATTCTCCGTTGCTGTACGAATAAACCGCCGTCGTTGTCTCTTCCCACTGACTCTTAGTGTATGGGTATCTGTTTGGTCGTTTCATTCTGTTACTCCTTTCTTTAAATTTGTAAGTCCATGCTAATTCTCATCTATTTGTTATACAGTGTTACATTACTTGAGTGAGTGTAATATACCTCGCCATTTTCAAAAGTCACACGAATACTATCTTGTTTGTCATATTTTGCCCATTGCTTCACTTTACCTTCGACAATTCGTCCGTCAACTAGTCTGATTTTTGCGTATTTGAAAGTAAAAGTTGTTCCAAGAATATCTTTATTTCCACACCCCGATAATGTTATAAAAGACAAACAAACAAAAACTGTAATTAATAATCTTTTTATCATATTTCTACCTCTTCCCTTACTTCAATATTTTATAGCGCCCATCTTTTTTTGGACTTATTCCTTTTAAAAATAGGGTTCTTTTTTTCCTTCTTCTGCTGCTTGTGATATTCACTGTCTTTATTGAAGATAATATCTTCATCTTCAATCAGTTCGGGAATGAAGTATCTAGATGGATATTGTTCAGGTCGTTTCATCCCTTAACCTCCTAAATTGCTAAATGGAACTTCCCACTGATAATCATCATATTCGTAACAAACATTTTTGATAATTTCACCTTTTGAAATTTCAATCTCCTGTGTGAATTCTATGCCACACTCAAACGTAAAAATTTTAATATCAACATCAAACTTGCTTGAAATTTCTTGATAATTTTCTGGAATAGCGCTCCACGCTTGCTTGAAATTATCCAGTTCAACGATACAAAATTTTTCTTCAAGCCAAACTTCTATTTGTTTTTGATCAATAAACGCTCGTCTTGTCCCATTGATGTAAAAATAGGGGCCTGTGCTGTTGAATATAAGTAGAGTGCCATCATATTCATCTTTTAGTGTTACAGTGTCGCTTAATAGCATTTCTTTCAATGCTGATGCAATATTTTCGCTTCTTCCTCTTAATTTAAGAGATCCTTTGGCCCAATTTGGCATTATCGCTCCACCTCCAGTAATTCCGGATTTTCGTAGATGTTGCCGATGATTTCGAACGCCACCGAATTATCTTCTAGCAACTCTACCATAGGGACATCTTCGTTGTCTTCAAAAACATGGAACATCAAAACGCCTATCTTGCTATTTTGGAAAACTCTTGCATTTATTGGCATTCCAGTGTCGTCTACTTCTATAGCGATAACATCCCCCTCAAAGATTTCCTTTCCATTCTTATCTTTGAGGCCTGTTGATTGCATGAGGATGATATCCTCATCTCTTGGACGTAATTCAATTTCTTGGTTTCGATTTCTGTAAATCTCAGCCATACCATTCATGGTTTTTGTTTCTTTATCCCATGCTCTAAATCGTAACAAAACCACCACGCTCCTCCCATTTTTCTCTTGCATGCAATCTTGAATGTTCTGAAAATGACATCAATTCAATATTTTTAGGACTGTTGTCTAATTTATTTTCATTCACATGATGTGCGATTTCTCCGTCCCTTAAATATCTACCTAATTTGCTTTCTAAAACCAGTCTGTGTTTACCAACATAGCCGGATTTCATAGCATTAGGATGCTCTGGCATGTAAATGTATTCATACCCACTAATAATGACACTTTCTTTGTAAGGCCCTCTCCTAATTCCTAACTGAGAACAAGATTGACTACACGCTGTTAATCTATTGCCTTCCCCTGTTGGCCTAATTACACAAGAACCACATCTGGGGCATTCAAACAATGAACAATACTCCAGATTTTTTCTATTGTTTATCCTCATCTTTCCTAATTTCTTAATTGGAATCATCTTGCACCTCCTCTTTTGGTTTGACCTCGATTTCTAAGTAAAAGGGAGGGCCTGGTATGTCCATTCTTACAGCCGTAATTTTGCCATCAGAGCTAGTGATAATTTCGCCTATCGCTAAAATCAAGTCGCTGATTTTGCTATTTAGTTTTAATCCCATTTATTCCACCTCCTCAACCTCAAACAGTTGGCTATCAAACACCTCACCAAACCCAGCTTCCTCCAACTCTTTGCGGGTGTGGTATAACCTTGCGTGCTGGATTTCACTATCATTTCCCATGTAACAATTTTTACTTGTAAAATTATATTTTAAAAATCGAAAATTTGAAGCCATGCCTTTCATCTTCACCAAATACCGCTTTTCTTGTTCGGCCTCGTAATCATTGGCCCATGCGCTGACAAAGATGTCTTGATTGCTTATGTCTTTTAACCAAGCAATAACCTCATCGCTTCTTTTGGCGTATAGTCTGATTGTGGCTGTTTCTAATGCAGAACGTATACTGCGTCTATCTATTAATTGAGCCTTGAAAATCCAATCTGCCACAAATTCTGGCACTTGCACTTTTGGTTCATCGATTTGTTTTAGTTTGTCTATCACACTTTTTGTTTTTACTGTTTCAGCAAAATTGCTAACTCGTTCATACTCTGCAATCAACTCTTGTTTTTTCATCCCATGCCTCCAATAAATCTTTATTTTCGTAGACGTTTCCAATAACTTTGCAAAGATAATTTAGTTCAGAGTCGAGTGAAAACGTCCGCTCTTCACCTTCGTGCCTTGTTTCAAAGTAGAACCCTGTGCTATAAATTTTATAGCCGAGACTGTCGTTTTCTATGTATTGTCCAAATCTGACAACCAATAGCCCTTCGTTTCCATCTCTTGAAATAATATCTCCTTCAAAGATTATTTCCCCATCCTTGTCCTTACCGCCAGTTGCTAGCATCAAGTCCCAAAAGTCATTATCTGGATATGATCCTAAGAAGAATTCACCTAATTCCCAATGGTCGTCAAACGTTAGCATCATTTCTTCTTCTTTGTTCCAAGCTCTATATTTCGGAGTCAATTTGTCACCTCCTCAACCTCAAACAGTGGGCTATAAAACACATCCCCAAAACCAGCTTCTTCTAGTTGTTTGAAGGTAAATTGAGTAGCTAATTCTCCCAAAGAAAAGAATAGTTTCTTTTCCAGACTGTTATAAAATAGCGGTTGATTTGTTGTTCTCATTCTTACTGTATACCGCTTTTCTTCCTCTACCTCGTATCCGAATTGGTGCATATTGACAAGTGTTTGAAAAGGTGCTGTGTGTTCATCTACTAGCCACTCTTCAAATTCGCTCAATTCATCTTCTTCGTAGTCACTAGGGATTAGATCGACGGCTCTGAATAACTTGGTTTCAAAATCATCTTTGTGTTTCTCATACCAATCCGCCACAAACTTCGGTACTTGGACTTTCTGCGGTTCGTCTAGTTGTTTGACTAAGTCTAAGATAAATTTCTTTTCGAGGAATGGAGTGAGAGCTACATACATAGTATTTGCACTCTTGATTTTCCCAATCAACTCTTGTTTATTCATTTTTAGATTCCTCACATTCTTCAAAATCATCAACACTAATATAGTTGACGTTTCTGGGGTTTGCGTAAAAATTTCGAATCATCATCAATCTTCCATCAGCAAGCTGACCGAGGATTACTGCCAGTTCATCTAGGGTGAGATCTTCCACCAAGAATTCAGTTTCTTGCGAATTTGAAAAAACAATTGTGATTTTTTTATATTTCATCCCTTAACCTCCTCAATTCTTACTAGCGGGTTATTTCGAAGCCACCCGAGCCCATGCCGTTCGATCTCGTCAATCGTGAACGTCTGTGTAAATTCGATAGTATAGCGAGTCTCGTCTTTGATCTCTACGAGGTAAGTCTTCCATCCTTCTTTTGGATTCTTCGACTTCGAAAGCAAGCTCCGCAAACTATCAATCTTTTGCTTGGTCTGATCTGCAATCTCTTGTAGCGTCCCGGTCGCCGTGAGCTTGCCTTTACGATAATAGGCAAACATCCGGAGCTTGACGGGCGAACCCAAGAGCTCCGTTTCAGTCACTCCAAAGACCTCGCATATATCCTCGATCGCGTACTGGTTCGGCATACGTGCGCCCCGTTCCCAAGCCGTAATCGTATTATAGGTCCACCCAAGTCGTAGAGCGAGCTTGTTCTTTGACAAACCCCGCTCTGTCCGAAGCCGGACCAAATTCTTCGGGAATCGTTGACGTTGATCGCTATCGTATTTAACTAATTCAACCATGGCTTCCCCCATCAAAAATGCTTTCTTCTCATACTAGTCATCCCGTCAAACTTAAATCCGTGGTCCTTGTCAACGCCCTTGCATGCACGATCCATGATAGCCTGATTGTAGACCGACTCGATATCAGCACTGCTCTCAAGATTACTTGTAATAATCGTGCAATTCCGGTTGTCCAGGATAGAGAATAAGATACTCTTGGACCAATCGCTAATCTTCTCTTGCCCCAAATCGTCCAGGACAAGGAATGGAACCTTGGAAAGTCGAGCAATCCACTTCTGCTCCGTCTGTTCCTCGTTGCCAAAATCATTTCTGATTTTAGCCAACAGCTCAGGCAATTTGATAAACATCGCATGCTTCTTAGTCCGATTAGACACGTCCTTGATGATTCCGTAAGCAAGATGACTCTTACCTACGCCAGCTGGGCCGATAAACAAAACATTATTGGTCGCTCCATTGCAGTATTCATCCACTATCCTGTTAGCAGCAGAAAGCATTTCTTTCTGCCTAGTGGTCGTCGCCTCGAAGTTCCCAAGAGTCGCATTTCTCAATTCAGCATTCACGATGGACGAATTAAACAACACATCCAATCGTTTAGCTTCTGCCCGCTTGTCTTCCAGTTTCCAGTATTCCAGCTGTGTCTTCTGCTCATCACGTTCGATAGACTCTTTGCCACAAGCCTGACAAACCTCGACTTGATTCGGTCCGACCGCATACATCTGTTCACCATGTTTCGGGCATACCTTGTCAATTTTCGTCATGGCCCATCGACCAAATACAATTACTTCCTTATCCTGCATGGCCACACCTCGCACAATCCATCAGGTGTGCCAGTTTCCCCAGCACAGCCTTTGGATCAGGATGAGCTAACATGCGTTCTTTCATCGAGTCGCTAAGAGGGTAAAACTCCTTCTCAAACGCTTCAATGACATCTGCTAATGTAATCATGTTAAACTCCTATATCGTTGCTACTGTTTCGATTAGAGCGAGGACCTTCGTTTAAGTACGTTTCAAACTTAGTCCCAAACAAAGTCTCTGGTCTCAAATACTTATTCATATCCTTATTCTTCAACCAGTCCCGGCTCTTGGTATCAATCACCTTTTTAAAATCATCTAACCTAAAACCATCATTCCATCTAGCACGGATTAACTTACGAGTGGATTTCCCAGTGTGAGTGTATCCTTTCCCGCATGTGTTATTCAGATGCTCAATGATTTCCTGGTAAGGGATAGGCTCCTCATATGATTCGTCAGAATCAGCACTATAGGTAGTTAACCTATCCTTATCTAACCTATCCTTACCTAACCTAACCTGTGGCTCCGGAATGGATACATCATGTATACATTTTTTCTCAGCGTTAAAATTAGCCACTTTCGACTGATCATATTCCAAGTGAGATTTCTCATCCTGGTAAATAGTCGTTTGGAATCGGTCAGATTGAATGTAGTTGTGAATTCGCCAGTGCCGAATAACAACCACACCACTTTCGAACGGAATCAGAAAACCTTTTGCGATAAGGATTTTCATATCGTCGTCGCTGGCTCTGATCGTCCGCTGAATCGTTCGAGCACGGTCGATAAAACCTTCATCATCTGCTCCCATGTTCAAATGAAAGTAGAGAGCTTGTGCAGATAGAGGCATCTCAAGAAAATGGTCTGTGTCAGTAATTTTCTTACTAAACATACGCCTTTGTGCCATTTTGTCACCTCCTAAAACGGTAAGTCGTCATCCTTGATGTCCATTGGATCCCCTGCAAACGAAGGAGGCATCTGCTCGGCCATTGAATTCTGATTAGCTGAATTGTCACGCTTTTCGAGAAGCTGGAAGCTTTCAGCAACAACTTCTGTCACATAGACACGCTGCCCTTGTTGATTTTCATAATTGCGAGTCTGGACACGACCAGTGATGCCGACAAGATTGCCTTTCTTGGTCCAGTTTGCGAAGTTTTCAGCCGATTTGCCCCAAATCACACAGTTGATAAAATCAGCATCATATTCACCATTCTGGTTCTTAAAATTACGATTCACGGCAAGCGTGAACTGCCCAACCGCTTGATTCTGAGGAGTATAACGAAGGTCAACATCACGAGTCAGACGGCCGATAAGTACAACATTATTGATCATTTGTACCTCCAACTAATGCCTCTAGCTGTAGCTTCATAGCTTTCTCTTTTTCGATCAGCCAGTCCATGTGCACCTTGGCTTTTTCCAAATCTTCGATTCCGTTCTTCCGACGATAGCGAAGTACATACTTGATAAGATTTCCGAGATGGTATCCAGTCAACTGCTCATCATTCATAAAGTTACGATGGACATCGATTGCTTCAAGGCCATTCCGACCTTGGTAGTGTTTTGGATTGTGTACGTTGTCGCTCATGCTGTCATTCCTTTCACGTTATTTTTTCTGTGGATTTCTGTCGCACGTTTATTAAGCAATTCCCGCTGATATTTAGCTGATTTGTAGTAGCGCATCTTCTCTTTTTGGCGGATGATGATGCAACGCAATACGAAGATTCCAAAGACTGAAAGTGCTGCATATGTAACAAATGCTACTGCCAAGAAAATTTCAATAGTTGTCATTAGTTTCTACCTCTGCTTCGGTTGATTTTTCTGGGAATAGTTCCCGGTTAAATTTGTTAATCATAAAATCTTGGGCCTTGTTGGATTCTTCCATTCGTCCAACAATTTCGGCCCAGCGTCCAATGCTTCTCGAGTGAGAGTGCACTCGTTGTTCAAGTTCTTCGATTTTCTTTTGTTGGTCATATGTGACCTTAATCATTGCGATTGAAAACAGCGGAAAGAAGAATAGAAGCATCATTGTCATGTATCTTAGCTTTCTAAGGCTCATGCTCGAATCACCCCGTCATTCTTAAAATCTACAGCCATTTGATGCAACCGCTCTTCAAATTCACTATCAGACAGCTTCATCAATTCGGCTTTTTCTTCGACCTTTAGCGGACGGTTGGCATCTTGCCAATCCATCAACGCTAACAATTTTTGAATAGGATCCATTACTTTTCCTCTTTCTTCAAGACCACGCTGGCCAAGGCAAGACCGATTGTCCCTGTCATGACTGCCACAAGTTCAAGGGTTTTAGATTGACCGGTGTTTGGCAAGGTCTGAACTTCAACTAATTTTTCCTTAGCCTCTGTTACATGCTTAGGTACAGTCACTTGTTGACTTGGTTTAGATGGCTCTTCCGTACCTGTCGGGATTTCTGGGATTTTTAACTCAGGCAACTCATGGATCGGTGCTTCATTAGGTACTACTCCACCTTTCCATTCTGGCTTCTCGTGAATTGGGGCTTCATTAGGCACTACTCCGCCTTTCCATTCAGGTTTCTCATGGACCGGTGCTTCGTTAGGCACTACCCCACCTTCCCACTCTGGCTTCTCGTGGACTGGAGCCTCATTTGGAAGCTCGAATGTCGGTTTCTCGGGCTTCACTTCTTCCTTGTTCCCGCTTGCGGATCCAGAGCCTTTCACAACTTTATAACCGACTTCTTTGGACACGTCCAAGTCTTGAGCTTTCAGAGTCACATTGTTGAGGTAAACCTCAGACTTGCTTGTGACCTTAGTGCGGTAGTCAAACATCAGCATGTCAGCAAGTTCACTAACAGTCCAGTTGAAGCCAGTCTTGTTAAATGTTGGCTTGACTTTTGTCACTTCTGATTCTTTGTTAACCCACGGATCATAAGATTCCAAAGCGGCGATGTTCATCGACCCATCCACATATTCCTGATTTTCATCCCAAGTGTCAGCGACGCTTACGTTGATAAGGTTTTTCTTGGCATGGTTCACACGAATCCACCAATGGATTTCCCCTGGATGGTCCTTATCCTCTGAGCCCCATTTTGTCAATACTTCGGTAGCATCTGGACCAGGAGCCGTACCAGTATTCTTAGTGACTGTAGAGCCGTTAATATCAAGGTTAATGTCTTGGTTCTCTTTGATAAGCTCACGGTTCCACTTAGTACCAATTTCAAGACTAAATGTCTTGTTCAGTGGATGCGATTCAAAATAATCATTGAAAACCGTGGTCACTTCGTTCTTTTCGCTGTAGGCAGTGGCTTGACCGACTTCGGTGCCTTCGTCGTTTTTTACTGGGAAGCTGTAATCTTTTTCCAGGATCAATTCTTTTGGGAGACCAACAGTAATGCTGTCACCTTGGTTGATTTGGATTTCATCTGGAATCTTGATATCATCCACTTTCACGTTCACATCCGCCCAAATGGTTTCATCCGAGGTTGTGACTTCCACACTTGGATTTTGCACCTTGATTTCAGTACCTTGCTTTTCAAAGCTTGTGTCTGCTTCGTTAGCAAGTACAGCTGGTGCAGAGAGTAAAGCAAGTGCGATTGTTCCTGTAGCGATTGCGATTTTCTTATTCATTTTTTAATTCTCCTATGTTATAATTATTCTGTAATTCTTTGAAAAGTGCCTTTCCTCAAAGGTGCTTTTTATTTTTGCAAGCTTCGACAAAATCGCTGAGCATCTTCCAAATTATAGAGATACTTCCCACCTTTGCCAGATTGTTGAAATTGGAATTTTCCTTGGTCTCTCCACTCTTCTAGCTTGGTTCGTCCCCAGCCAGTGGCTTCTTGTAATGCCTTGATAGGCACCCATGTGATTTGCTTGCTGGCTCTTCTTTGGGCTTCTTCCATGGCTTTCATGTTGAGAGTTACCAATTCTTCAAAGAGTTTATCTTTAAATTCTTGTCCGAATAATTCTAGAGCCATGTCAGCCTCCTACCCCACCAAACTCATCTGTCCGTTTCGGGCCTTGATTTCGAGCTTGGTATTCGCTGATGGCTCCCAGCTGTTCCAGTAGTCAAAGGCTTGTTCTTCGTCCTTACGCTTCAATAAGTCGTAGCGTGGAATACGGAAGTAGTCCTTGAAGTCTTTAGCAGCCTGAGAAAATACAGATTGTGCAAAATGTCGGTCACGGTATGCCTGGCTATCTTTGCCACCGAGCAAGGCCACGACTTTCTTCTTGCGTAGCTTTTCCAACGCTAGACAGACAGAAGGGTTGACCGGTTGCTCATTTTTTAAATAGTCGACATCAGCTGATAAGATGGATTGCCCTTCTTTCAGCTTTTTCAATTCCTGGAGTGCATGGATCATTGCATCTTCTACCACTAACTCGGTAGGTTGAATTGTCACTTCATTCATTATTCAAATTCTCCTTCTAAAATGTTGCTTTCTTTGCGAATATCGTTCAGGTCATTGAAGAAACGAAGTCCACGACTGATAAAACTATCAAATTCGTTTCGTATGATTCCGTCTGCTTTAAGGACTTTCTCTTCGTCTGCGTAGATTAGACCACCCATACTTGCTAAAAAGTCATTTCCTTTTTGAAGTAGGCTTGTGATATTCTTGTAAGCTAAGATTTGCTTCTGTACGCTGTTGAGTTGCCCTTGCGATTCTTCAATCGCTCGTGTCAATTCATCATACTGTGCAGATTTCTTATCGACCTCTTCACGCTGAGCCAGTGTGTCAGCAAGTTGCTTTTCGATAAATTCGGAGCGTTCTTCTATGGCTTTCACGGTTTTAGAGAGTTCCTTATTCTTTTCCAGCAATTGCCTGTTAAGGTCCTGTGTGGCCTTGTAATCGTCTGGGATGACTTCCTTGATGGTTTCCTTGACTTCGGTCTTGGAAGACTTGATTTTCTCGTTCTCAGCTCGTAGACGTTCGTTTACTAGCTTGCTGAGCTTGAGTTTTTTCTTGACTTCCTGCAGCTCTCGCACTGTTGGAGTGTCACCATCTTCAATGCGTTTGATTTGCTCCTCTTTCTCTTCTTCTGGAAGAGTTGCTATGAGATAGAGTGCTGATGATCCTAAATCTGACAACGTTGTCACATTTGGTAGCTGTTTGGCAACTGTCATCATTCTGTTTGCTTCCCGGTAATGGATACCGATTTTATCAAGCCATCCTCCGAATTCTCCATGTGTAAGATTATTTTCCTTCACATGGTTCAATCGTCTGCCGATTTCCCAAATGGACTGGCCGGCTATATGCTTGTGATGGCTGATTTCAAGTTCTATCTGAGATAGATTATTTGATAAAGTAATTTCGTTCATGTTTCTCCTTTGAGTTAACTAACGATTATCAAGGCGGCCTCTCATTGCATAAAAACCGTCAGAATATTCCGTAGATACTATTTGGTTAGTATTGATCATTGTCGTACCTATATGCAAAAAAATATTTTTAGGATCCTTGATGAATTTTAATAATTCATCTATTCGTTCTTTAGGGTTACTGATTTGGATTACATTTCCATTTGATAGATTAATTGTTAGTTTAACTAATCTATCGAGGGCTACTGAATCTTTACCATCTTTATCAACATATATTGTCATGTTGTTCGTTCCTCCTACTCTCCTAAATCGACCCAAGTCTCGTCGATACCTAAGACATCACAGACTCGGTTTTTGAGTCTGTCACTGCCCTTCCCATATTTCAGTAGTTCTGAAATAGTAGGTTTCTTCACTCCGCAAGCACGAGCGAGATGCGTCTGTGTCATTCCTTCTGAACTCAATTTTTCTTTGACCAATTGAATCC